CTTCTAGCATAGTTAGAACCTGAATCTGAATTGAATCTTAAAAGTGAATCCGATGAACCAGTAGATTGATTACCATAAAATTGAATCCATAAATATTTTTTTGCTGTAAATGTTCCACTATCGATTGTTGTCGATGATGATGTTAATTCCACATCTGCTAATTGTTGCCAAAAGTTTGTACCTGAATCAGCTTCATCATTATCACACCCTAGTACGACTACTTCTGATCCTGCTGTAAAGTCTCCACCTGAATTATAATTAATTGTGTCCCATGAGGTAATAGCATTACTTGTATTAGCCCACTTGCCTACACTTTCAACTCTATGTGGAGCATTACCAGCTCCTGTATCACTAGCTACCCATGAATGTGTTCCTAATTTTTCTTGACTTGCAATATTGGTTATGTGATGTACAGAAAAACTATTGTTGTATGATGAACCATCTTCATATTCAAACCCTACATTTCTACTAGTATTAGTATAATCTGTACCACCGTCAGCACTCTGCCTACTAGCATAATTTGAGGCACTATCTGAATTTACACGACTTCTTGCCTGAATTGTAGTGCTTTCTAATGTGTTTTGTAATATCATTAAATTATCTTTAGCAGTAAATGATACATTTATTGAATCTCCATCACTACCTAATGTAGTTCTACCTAATTCTTTCCATGAATTGTTTACAGGATCAGAACTACCACCGACAGTTGTACTGCCTAATTTTTCCCAGGCTAATTTAAACACCTTCCATGAGTATGATAGTGACAGTCATTACATAATGCAATCATGTTGTTACTATTGAGAGTTAATTTTGGGTAAAACTGTCTGTATAACAAATGATGAACTATCTGTGATGGTTTATTGCAAACTTGACAATTATTATGATCTCTTTCCTTAACCTCTTGCTTTTTCTTTTGTAACTGATATGTGAACTGGGTATATTTCAATCCTAATATTTCGGCAAATCTCTTATTTCTCTCCATTGAATATTTTGTATGATATGATCTCTTTCTCATTCCCTTTTCTCTGCTACGTTGTCTTTGATAATCAATGTCATTCTGATAGCGTTTTCTATCTCTTTGTTTAACTTCATCTGAACGATAATAGTGATATAGACATAATCCTTTTGCCTTGTGTTTTCGATTACAGTTATCTATACTACAAATTTTCATCAATTAAAACCCCATACTTTTAAACGAGAAGTTGTTGCCCAAGTTGCACTTCCACCTGAATTTGTCCATGTTATATTTGTAATTTGTCCAGAGGTGTTTGCCCACTTGGCTACAAATTCAGATCTTCCCGGTGCTGTTCCTGCGCCTGATCCTGCGTCAGTATCATTTAAATGACCAATTATTAATTTCTCCTTATCAGATTTATTTATAATAAACATATTAATATAAAATGCTTCGCCAGCTCCGTCAGTTCCAGAATTAACTCCTGTAACTATATTTGATCTTGATGTAGATGTTGTGTCAGAACCCCCATTTTCATTATACCTAACAGTATAGTTACTACCACTATCAGAATTGAATCTACATATATTTCCTGTATCTCCTGATCCACTCTGTTCAAGATATGCTTGAACCCATAAATATTTTTTAGCAGATATAGTTCCACTAGAAAGTGAATCTCCAGTTCCACCTGATAAATCTACACTTGCTAATTCTTCCCATACTGATGTTCCAGTAGTATCTGCTGGATCATAGCCTAGTACTACTACCTCTGAACCTGTTAAATAATCTCCTGTGTCAGTTTGAACCCCATTAACTGTTGTAATAGCATTTGATGTATTAGCCCACTTGGCAACAACTTCTCGTCTGTTCACATTACCTGAAACTTCATGAGAAATTACAAGTTTTTCTTTATCTGTTATATTATTAATATTCAAAACAGTAAATGCGTCAGAGCCTGTGTCAGCATGAGTATAAATAGATGTTTGTGATGGTAATGTTGAATCTGTGCCACCATTACCACTCTGCCTAGCCGCATAATTGGATCCCGTGTCGGAATTAAATCTCCAACGTGTGTTTGCTGGCGATGTTTTGAAGAAATGTCCTAATACCATAAGGTATGGTTTAGCAGTAAATGATGAAACATCAATAGTATCTCCTGTACTTCCCAATGTAGTCCTTCCAAGTTCTTGCCAATGTAATCCTGCTGCTGCTGCTGCTCCTAACCAATATCCTGTGGATAGGTTTCCAAAAACCATTTTACGCTGTCCTATAACCGTCTAGTTTTACCTTAAGTCCTTTACCAGCAGTTGATGAACCAATCTGATCAATATCTACTGTAATCTCTGCGTCAGCAGCGATAGTAGTATCTGATACAACTGCTGCACTTGCAGCACTAGTTGATGTTTTTTCTGAAGCGTCAATGGATAATTTTGTTGAAAGTATAGTTGATCCTGCTTCATTAATATCACAAATAATTGTACTTCCTACAGGAGCTGTGCTTACACTTGCTGATACTCCTGTTATTGTAAATGCAAATGGACACCTAAATGTGACTTTTGCTGTACCTGTTGTTAGGTCAGTAGTCTCGTCAGAAACGGCTAATAGTATAACTTCATTAAATACATTAGCATGAACATCTCTGTCAGGCATATTCAATACTCTAGTATTTGAAGCACTAACTGTTCCTGCGTCTATTCTTACTCGTTTAGTTGTAGTTGAAGGATCTGTAATTACAATATCATCATCTTTAATATATGCTATCTCTGAACCCCCACCGTTTAAGAAATTACCAATCTTGTTTAATGCTGTACCACCGAATTTGGTACTTGTAGAAGCCGAATCTCCTGTGATTGTATCAAAGACCATATTCTATTATCCCATTTAAATTAAAAAGAGAAGTATTAATAAACCTCATTATTAACACTACTATCTTCATTAGTGATGAATTGAATTGCATTTAGTTGATTCTTGGTAGTCATTCTAGCATTATCATGGAAATTGGTAATTTCTGCTGATGTGAGAGGTTCTGATTCAAAGAACCAATGTGCTAATGAACCCTGTAAATTTCTAGAACCTGTCTTATCTGCTCCAATTAGAGCATTTTCTGTAGTGGTTAAATTGTCTATTGTAGATGAAGATGTGCTACCTAATGATACCTTATCCAAGAATACCTCTAAAACCTCACTTCCTGCTACTACAGTTTCATAATCATCTGCTAGATAGTTTGCTGCTAGATAATCTGGATCAGATAGTATGGTACTGTTTACACAAATACTATGCCAATTACCGTCAAATATGTTAGTTGTAGTTGTAGCGTTTAATGTTACTGTATCAGTTCCATCTTCAATTTCTACATATACAGAATTATCTGTTGCTGATGTTGAAAAGTCCTCGTTAAAATTTGCTGTCAAGAAATTATCTGTTTGTGGTGGATTTATTATGACTTCCATACCTGATTCTGCTGGTTGAACCTGTAAATAATCTGCTGCTAGATAATCATCTGAATCATAATCTGGATCTTCATCTGTTAGGTTAGACTTTGAATATATTGCTCCACCCTGCTGTGTTGATTTGAACCAAAATATCATTCCAAAGTTTGCTGTTTGTGGAGATATTGTTGTATTATGTGGTATTGTAATGTAAGATGAACCGTCAAATACACCCTCTGCACCATGTTTTAAATCAGTTAATGGGAATGTTATAGTTCCTGTTGTAACATTTGTAACAGGATATGCTACCTTTGAACCTGGTGTAAGAGTAAATGCAAAATCATCTCTATCCCTAGTTTCTGATTTTAACCCATCTGGACTACCTGATTCATCTGTAGTTGTTCTATTATGCATTTCAGGTGAAAATGCAATTTTCTCTTGTAAAGCGTCATCTTCTACATCATCTTGTTTTGCCTGTAATGATTCTAAAATCTTGTTTAATGTTTGTCTATCAATAGAACCACCACTTCTAAGATAATTGTTAATGTCTATACTCATCTAATAATGCACTTCCTCTAACCCTAATATGACCTTATTAGCTCCAATAGAAGTTTCTCCTGCCTTTGACTTCATCTCTATATCAGTTGATATTATGTTTGCCTTTACTGCTAAACCTGTTTTTGAATCATATATTCTACAATATTGGCCAAGTGGTATTCTTAATGTAGGTGGGCTTACTGTGACTTGAGAATAGAATCTTCTTTCTAACCCCAATACCTCTCCTGCTGATATGAGGGCTTCTCTAGCACTTCCTTCTTCCTGACCTGAATTAAAGTTTACAACCTTTTCTCTAGTTCCATATTTTGCTTTGGCCCTAGTGTTTTCCAATATAATTTGTAAAGCCTTTTGGGAATAATCTCTCATGCTAAATAGTCCTGTTGCACTAGACCAATTACCATCTACACCATCTGCTGAAGTCCAAAATGTACCTGTTCCTGTTCTATAATCCATAGTTAGATTATGTGAACCATCTCCATATTTATCAATAACCAACATCAATGGTGTGTCAGGTTCAACATTGATTTTCTCTTGTAATCCTAACTCTGTCCAAGCACCTGATGTTGAAAGAGATTGGACTTTGTTAGAATCTAAAGTTATTGATTTTCTCAAGTTTGTCATTTTAGGAGAATTAGAATCTGATGTGTTAACACCTACAACTGATATTGTAACAGGTGTAGTAGGTGTTCCTGTTTTACCTAACCTTAATGCTATTTTACCTATATTATCTGTTGAGGGTGTAAATGGTATTCCAATAAATGATGTGTTAGATGTTCTTACTGCATTTTCTGAACCACTGTTTTGTTGATCAATTTTTACTGTGTTAGAACCTAATCCATGTAATATACTATATGCTCCATCAAATGATGAATCTCTCCATGATTGACTAGCATTTATTAAATATCCAATCCTAGATGAATCCCAATTTTGTGCTGTATCGCCTGCCAAATCGTTAGTAAATAAGAATCCAGAATCTACTGAACCAGGATCTCTTAAGAATAAATCCCTATCTGCGTCAACACCCCACATGGCGTTGCCTGATGTTGATAACTCTGATAATGCTGTTGCATAAGTAGCAAATGATTTCTGTAAATCAGGTAGTTTAACATCTATATCTTGTACGTTATTTGCTGTTATTCCTAAATCACTATTATCTAGTCCATGATCTGCTTGATGATCTGTATCTTCTATAATATCTTTTACCAACTCACTTACTTTGGTAGATGTGCAAGTTGCGTCAACTGTAACACCATCTGCTGCCTTACCTTGAAAACGTTTGATGTTTGTAATTCTATCTCTTAATACTACTCCCCAACCTATACATGATATAATCAAATGTTGTTGGTTTGTAAATGGTCTTACTATATCAACGTCAAATATTTTACCATAAAACCATCTTTGTAAGAGAGGTTGTGACTTGCCAAAGTATATCTGAATATCCCACTGTCTTTCAATCTTTGAATCTCTCAAAGTGTTTGTTGTATCGGTTAGTATGTTATCTCTATCATCTATTTTTAATATTGCATACCCATAATCTGAATTTGATCCAGAGTGAACCTTTAATTCTGATAATGTAAAGTCTTGCTGTGGAGATACTGAAGCAGTTGTTACAGTTGTCTCATATCTGTATTTCTCTACACCAGTTCTATCAGTAATGATAATCTTAGGGCTTAATTCACCCACATCATAGTTTGGTGTTAAGCTCAAGATATTACTCCTGACGACATAGCGTCTAATCGTTGCTGATATGTTAGCATATCAATTAGTGTTTGTTCTCCCTGTGATTTATCTCTAAGTATTTGAAGTGCTTCACTTTGAGATATTCCTATTATTGAACCAAAATCAGAAGCTGTTTGTCTTTCCTGTGATAATCTGTTAGATATGCTTTGACCTAATGCCTTTGCATTATTGATTGTTTGTCTTCTCAACCATAACAGGTTTACCTTCTTACCTGTTTCAAATGCTCTATCTGCTTCTGTTTTTACCTGTGCGTCATGGCTTGATTGTAGTGATGTAATCGCTGCATTATCTTCTGCTGTTAACTGTCCACCTGTTGCTCGTTCTACCCAAAACCTAACATTTTCTCTACCTGTTTGAAAAGCAGAATCCTTTGCCTGTTCTTTATACCATGTTGCTCTACCCATAGCTTCTGCTGCTGCCATAGCTCGTCTTTGACTTACTGTAGTTATCTGTGCTGCTGCTGTTGCACTTACACCTTCAAATCCTTTTCCTACTGCAAAATCTGAAGTTCCTGCATTATATTTAAAAAAGTCAGATCCACCTAAAGATACATATTGTTGCATACCTTCAATTATGTTTCCACCACCTAATTCTTTATAAAGTTGAACATTTCCTTTTGCACTATATAATTCTAATTGTCTTGCATACCCATCATTCATAGTGCTTACCATTTTATTTAATGATTTAGTTTCTTCTACACTTGTTTGACCTAAAGATGATAGACCTGATTGTAAACCAAATTCAGATAAATCTGAACCTTCTAATCTACCTTTCATTAAATTCCTTCGAGAATCTGAAACTGTGTTAGCGTATGTTGCTAATATTGCTTCTGTTTCTCCACCACCCATACCAACATCTATTCCATATTTTGCCAAAATTGCCAAACGTTCTTCTGTAATATCTGATTTTCCAGATTTTAATAATTGATATAATGGATCATCTACATCAAATGTTCCACTCATAGTACCAATCATTTTATTTAAAATATCTTTTGGTTTATCTTTCATGGTATATTCAGGTAAATCTGGATATGCTATTCGTTTTAATTTTTCTGCTGTTTCAATGCCTATAGCCCTACCATCATGTATTCTTCCTTCTATGTTTACACCTGTTGTACCATAACCGTATGGATCTCTCCATGTTTCAAGTTTCATACGCTGTTTTTGTAATGAAGTTAATTTTGTTTGACCTAACCATTCTTTCTGTTTTAATTTAGCCTGTTCAGATAATTGATGAACTCTGTATTCTTCAGGTTTAAAAACTTCTAAACTTTTCATAGTTTGTTGTCTATGATATTGTTCTAAGAAAAAGTCTTTATCTGTTGTAAATTTCTCTAAATATGGTATGATGTATTCTTGTTTTAATATTTGATTTATTTCATCTGTTGACATGGTAGATATTTGTTCAGGTGTATAACCTAATTTACCTAGTTCCCTATTAGGATCAAATCTAGTTGGGCCTGCTGTAGCACCTACAAATCCTGACATGGCACTTACACCTTCAGATTTTATTTTTTCTGATAAACCACGCTGATCTTTTATAGATTCTGCAAAGTCTCCATGACCTTGATTTGCATAGGCATTTGTATTGACTTCTGAAGATTGTATGCTTCCTCTTTTATCTTCAACTGTTTGTGCAAACTCTCCTTGACCTTGATCCTGATATGCTGCTTCTTCAGCAAATGCTTGTGGTAATAAAGACCAACTACCTGAACCCGATGATTTTAAATTTGTTGTTTTTTTTTGAATTTCTTGTGTTTCTTCCATTTCCTCATTCATTTCTCTTTGTGCTGCTGCTGTATCTTTGACTTCTTTTCTATATTTCTCTAATTGTTGAACTGCGTCAGCTAATGAATGTGGCATTTTAAATCCTAATGTATCACTTAATTCTCCTGTTACTGTATCTAATTCTTGTTCTGCTTCTGTAACTTTTTCTATTTCACTTGATAATCCAATCATACCACCTGTAATATCATACAAGAAGTTTAATATCATAGAGTTCTTTCCCATCATTAAATCCATAGCAGCAGATATAGCCATAAATCCTAATCCTATTGGGCCAAGTGCTATCTTTAATCCATGAAGTGCAACACTTTGAGCTTTTGTTGCAATAGTGCTTAACCTTGTTGCCATAGTAACTGCGTTTTTTGAAGCAACTTCTCTAAATTCTAAACCAATTAATATTTTCTTTTCTACTGACATTACTCTACTTGCACGTAAGTTTTCCCATGTTGAATAGGTATGTAATTTTGTTGCCATAGTTGCTCCTATTCTTGCTGCTTTTTCTTGACCTAGTAATGCAACTAAAGTTTGCATAGTAGAAAATCCAACGTTTGCTATGTTAGCAAAGAATAACATATAAACATCATTTACTGCTCCCTGTTCAATGACTTGTTTTTCTTGTTTTACTACCAAGTCAGCAGTTGCAGTTGCTAGTTCTTTATTGAGGTTTATCGCTTTTTGTGTATTTCCTAATCCTTTTTGAGTTAATTCATCTAATCTTAATTTTTTTGCTGCAAGTAAGTCCTCTGCTCTTGCTACTGCTATTGCTGCCATTTTTGCCCTGTTTTGAGCTCTATCTAAGTTTGAAAATGATGTAAGTGTTTGTACCATTGAAGTTGAAAGGTTAAGAAAACCTTGAGACATAGTTTGGAAGTTTACTGCTGCTGTAGTTGCACTTTGCCCTGCTGAAGCAGTTGCAGAAGAAAGATTACCCATAGCACTACTTGTGTTTAATACTTCACGTTTTGTATTTCCTAATTCCTGCCTCATGGCTATAATTTTACCTGTTGCTTTATCAATATCTATACTGATCTTTAATGTAGATATCTCATTACGTGCCATGTATAATACTACTGTATAATATTAAAGGGAACTAATCAGCAGTAGCTCGTTTAATCCATTGACCAGTTCTACGCCTTCTACCTAATCTTCTTTTGAACTGTTTTCTACCTGTTCTAGCTCTAACCATAGATATTTTACCCCTTCCTCTAAGTGAAGATACCTTAGTTCCTGTAAGTCCTACTGTTTTTGTAAGGTTTGAGTTTCTTGGAATACCACTTCCTTGTATATGATTAAATAATTTATTATGTTTTTTCATTTGGGATCTCATAACACCTTTCATGACTTTATCTAACTGTCTTTGAACAAAAATAATATGTGGTCGTTTAGGAAGAACAGGAAACATACCTATATCCTTCTCTGTAGTGATTAATCTTTTACCTAATGCTGCCACAAATCTTCCTGGTGTTTCATAAGGAACACCATTTTCTAAATAATTAAATAAATCAGGATCACTTGTATCTATAATTATGAATTTTTCTGATCTCCTAACAATAGACCATGAATTAGCGTATGCACCTGTCTTTTTAGGTGCTGCCTGTCTAATCATCTTGAGAGTTAAATCTCCTATAACATCAAGATATTCTTTATGAAATTTTGTTCTTGCTTGTGCTAAAGACATTAGTTTTCTTTCATATTTTTCTATTCCTATCCATTTTATACTACTAGCCAACTCTTTGAGTATGTCTATCTTGTTCTTGTAAAGTATTTACAACATTTTTTACAGTATTAAGATTCTTTATTAAATCATATCCGTATTTTTCCTTGATTTCTAATATTTCTTTTAATGATCCGATACCATTACTCATAGCATTTACCAATAAAATTAATTCTTCTAGTTCAGGGTGTTTATTAACAGAATCTATTCGTTCTTTTGAATCCCCTTCGTAGCAGAGACGAACTGCTTCGCTAAAGCTGTCGATCCAAACTTTGTTAAAAAAATATAGACAGAAGCAGTAAGTTCTCTTATCTCCCCTTCTGACATGGTATCTATATCTGTTTTCTTAAAATCTTTTAATCCTAAAGGTAATACTGCATTAAACCATTCATCTTCTATTTCCTCTATTTGTTCTTGTGATAGTTTTTCAACCCCTGCTTCTTCTAATTTTAAATGTTTATCTCTTAACAGTTTAATTGATTTAAGTTCTTTACGAGTTACTATTTCTTTAAACTCATATATTAAATCATCTCTAACTATTATTTTACCGTTTTCAAAATCTACTTCCATGTTATTAACTAATTGTTAATAATATATTTAAACCTATGCTATAGTTAAGCCTTCTGCTCTTGCTGTAATGCTCTCTACATAAGCGTCAGTTGTAGTTGCACTTCTAGCACTTGACCATGAAGATATTACACAATTTGAATATGTTAAGGTCTTTGCAGGGCTTGATGAGAATTTGTATGTTGCTGCTCTTGCTGTTTTTGCTTTATAATCAGTTACAAGTGTTGTATTCTTTACAAATGCGTCAACACTAAATTCTATTCTTCTTGTTGTTGGTTTTGCATAAGTAATGGTTGATGAACCATTTACTGATAATACTGACATATCTCTTGTTACAGTAGTTGAAAATCTTCTTTCAGGTGTTGCAACAGAGTTCCATGTAAAAGGATCTGCTCCTGCGTCAGTATGAGTTAGTGGACTTGCTGTAGGAATTGATACAAATGTTGGACTTGTTAAACCATGTGAAGTTGTAGGGGTTGCTATTTCTTTACAGATCCAGGTCATATCTGCGTTCCAAGTTCCTCTCTCTAATGATAGAGTTGTAGAAGTTGGCAAACAACCTTTTAAAATAGTATAATATTCTGTGTTATCTAATTTCTCTGAAAATACAAATGATAGTGAAGCGTCAACTGTTCCTGTTCCTGCACCTGATACTAAACCATAGTTTAATAATACTGAATCTGTTGGATTAAATCTTGTTGTAAATGTATATAATTCTCCTGTTTTTACTGCGTCAACAATATCTTCTGATCCTAATACGTCAACATCTTGATGAACAACATCTGGATTTAATGTAATTTCTGTGTTAAGTCCTGCTGCTACAAATGTAGGACTAGATGTTGGTGTTACGCCATAAGAAGTTGGGCCTGTAATAATACTTGATGTTTCCTGAATATACTGTAATGGTTTTACAATATCTTTTTTGGTAGTTACATTATGTGCTGCCATGTTAAATCATTACATTAAAATAATTAAGAGAAGTATCTATGATTTATCCTTATACCACACTATAATCAAGAAACCTTGACTACTAGGGTTAGTATCTAATTCTCCTTCAGGTTCAATCCTTGAGAACTCTACTTCTGAATTTTCAAAAAATTGTGCTTCACTGTTAGCTCCATTTGACTTTACTAATCTTGTAGAATTATCTGGAGCTCTTTCCCATATTATACGATTAACTTCATCTTCAAACTGACCTAAGACTTCCATATTTTCTCCCCAAACATCTAATGATACCTCTGTTCTCCATTCATGTGAACCGTCTCCATTTGGATCATTTTCAGAATCCGAACTTCTAGCCCTACTAGACACGTTGATAAAAATTTTATTTGGGCCTGTATAATCTTGTCTTGCAAGAAAGTCAGGATCATCTGTTCCATTTTCAATATCAGGTGTGATACCCCCTGTATTACTAGAGTTCCAATCTGTAGTTAAATGATAATCAAGAACCTTATCAAAGTTCTCCCTTGTTCCACTTAGATTTCTAATCGTTACGGTCATGCCACATCAAGTGATCCTCATATTGATTGTTTCCATCATCTGTAATTGTTTCATTACAAATAGAACATTTTACCATACGAATCTCACATTACCCCAATTACCTTCTTGGGAAGGGATTTGTTGATCTCGTACTGCTAATAAGACTTCCATAGCCTGTTTAGTAAAAGTAGATTCTCTACCTGTCCTTGCTTCCTGAATAAGTCCTGCTGCATATAATTCTGCTATGGTTTTTATCCTTTCTGGAACTGAACTCATATCTGTTTGTAAATTTAATACTGAATTAATCTTAGTTGTAGCCACCTGTAAAGCACTTGCTACGTTTGCAGGGGTTGAAGACTTTACATTTCCCCAAACTAACTTCTGAACTTCTGCTGAATCTCCATATACCATATACATCTTTATATTAACGTTCATATAAAGAGAAGTTATGCAAATTTTATTACATCGAAACAACATAAAATGGCTAGGAGACATGGAAAGATACGTGTATAATACAGGTGATTTTATGACAGAATTTGATTTTATTGCAACAATACTCTTACGTCAGATACGACTATCTTTGGAATAAACCATTCCAAACTCTCTATTTTTTTATCTAAGAATACTGGATTGGGTTGTTTCCAACCATCTTCCCCATATAATATAACCATCGCATTTACATCTATTGGTTGTATTGGCATGGTATAATTTGTGAATGGTTTGAATGTTGGAGACATTACACTTTTATTCTCATCACCATCTTCATTATAATGATGAAGTAGTCCTACAGCATGGCCAAACTCATGTTTTATTATGTGTTGAATGTCTGAATCTTCCATTCTCTTAGGTTCTAAATTTATCACTATCTCATTATCATCTTTGATTTCTCCTAAATCTATCGTGTGTGGGGTGTTTATATTATATGTGAATATTACTATTTGTGAGTATTTATGTTTAGACCAAGAATGATCAAAATGAGTATATCCTAATGCTGATTTCCCTACCCTTGATAAATCATTGGTTTCCTCAAATGTTATTACAATATCACAATCTAAATAATCATGTACTTTCTTATCAATATGTTCTTCCCATTCGTAAAGATATAATGGAATATACCAATCTCCACCTGTTGCCAAAGTCATTGTGTTTTCCCACTCTTTTATTCCTGTGAATACTGAATAAAGTTGGTATTGATTAAAATATTCTTCATCATATTCGGGTTCAAATATACAGGTTGTTGGGTTATCTGTAAATCTAATATTGATAGTTTTAAAATAATCACCAAAGGCTTCTTGTATTGTAAAACCAAACATTAACCCGACCATAGTAAAAGCTAGTAAAAAAAGAAAAATGTATAGACCTTCCATACAAAAGTCTTGTATTTTTTATATAAAAGCTCTATTCGTTTCTGTGTTTGATTTGATCTGCTGCTATAAATGCTGCTATTGGTGCAAGTAATAAAACTGCTCCCTCAACATCATTTACTACGTCTTTTGCAATTAGTAGTGCAGAAACCAAACCGTATGATATGATTCCTATGTATCTTGTTGACCACATAATTTACCCCCCATAATAATGACAAATCAGAAGTAATATTTAAATGCTAGGTAAATAATCGATAAAACTAAATAAACCAATAATACCAATAATTGTTCCTAACACTCCTACTGACCTATTAAATTTTCTTTCAGAGTTTTCTTTCTCCAGTGTAATATAAGCGTCAATCTTCTCTATACGATTACAGGTATCATCTAGTCGTTCCTCGAACTTGTCTATTCGTTGAAATAAACGTTCTTCAATATCCATTACTTAATGAATATAAATAAAAGATAAGGGAAGTTTTATTTTAGTCTAACCTTATTGACTAATCTTGTTTGCTACTTAAGATAACATAAGCTGCTGAATCCAATACGCCTGCGTTGGTTCTATGTGTTGCAACGACTGATACGGATTGGTTATCAATGTTCTTGTCAAACTCTAATTCGAGTTTTCTTCCTGAAGCAACTGCGAAAGCTTTGCCTTTAACCCACATTACATTTCTGTAAGAGTTGTTTGCAGTTCGTAGTGTGTTTGTAACAAATAGATCGACACCTAAGTATCTTTCCAATCTACCTTGTTGAGAGATAGCTGGATCTCCGTTTTGTACAAATCTTGCTATGTCAGGATCAGAAATTAATGTTCTAAAAGCTCTAGGTGTGATAGCCAAGACAACGTTGCCTGGTGCTACATCAAAGCCTGCTTCTTCTAGTTTTTGACGACCAAACTCTACACCTTCTTTTAGGAACTCACCTGAAGCGTCTTCTTCTGAAGTAGAAGTTACGTTTGCTCCTGTGTCAGCTCTTAAATGTTTGCCTGCAACAAAAGTGTTATATCCACTTGCTGCTGCTGCTGGTGCTGCGATATCTTTCAAGATAATACTTGCTTCGTCTTGGATAGCTCTCAATCTAGCAGTTGAACGGATTGCTTCTAATAGACCACTTGGGTATTTTTCAATCTCTGTTTTCTTAACTACTTGACGGAAACCTCTTGGGGTATCTGCTGCAACATCTACACTAGTTAAAGTGTGTGTACTTGCAGAAATATCGCTTCCACCTTCTGTGATATCTGCAAATGCAGGAATATCAATCTTGTAGAAACGAACTTTGTCGTTACCTTGTGGGATTTCTTTGAACTGTGTCCATTGTCTTACTGGTTTGACACTAATGCCACCTGGTAGAACAATTATGTCTCTTTGAGCTGAAACTGTTGGGATAGTACCTGAAGTAGAAACTGCTTCTGTAACAGGAGAGTTTTCTTTGACGGTGTGGGCTTTATAAAAGTCCTCTTTGTCAATTTCTATCACTACACTGTTTCCCTTTAGAACTTTTTTAAGTTCTTCAGTTTGTTCTTCAACGCCTTCTTCAACATAACCTTTTGGGGTTGTGTTTTCTTCAACAGTTGCTTTTGGAGCATAGTTCTCACGAATCTCATCTTGAATGGATTCTAGTTTGGCTTCAACCTTTGCATTAACTTCTGTTTCAACATTGGTTTGTTCTGCTTTAGAACAACCACAATCTTCTTGAGGAACAGTTATTTTTGGTGCTTGTACTTCTGGAACTACTGCTTCAGGTGCTTTTGGAGCTTCTGGAGCTGGGGTTTCAGGAACACATTTTCCATCAACAAGTTTCTGTCCTTCAGGACATTGAGGCATTTCCTGTGCAGGAACCTCTTTTGTATCTACAGTAACCTTTGTTTCGGTTTCTTCTGCCATGTTATTTATTTCTTTATTGGAAGTATTATCAGAAGTAATTTTGGGTTTATATTCTTCAAATTTAACTAATTCTGTTGTAAAGTATTCTATAACATCTAAAGTAGCTTCAGGTATTCCAGGTGTTTCTACTATAGACATTTCTTTAAAATTTAATCCTAATGGAACATTGTAACACTTACCTTCTTCATGACAAATTTGATCTTCTGACTGTGGTTCTGCTCCCAAACTTACTTTAAACTCTTTATTTCCTAGTTGGGCCTCAATGGCTTCATTATCTACTGTTGCTTCATAATTTATTTGCATTTTATCTTGATCATATATCAATCTAGCAGATCCTATGATACCTTCATTATCTTGAATGTGATTCCATCTCAAAGGAACTGTTTTTCCGTCAGCTTTTGCTAATTCTTCTGGAAAATAGAAGTTTCCATTACGAGATACTCTAGGTAAAGCTAACAAACCTGTAATCTTCTTGACCATTATATGTTATTTATTATTAATTATTAACAGAAGTAATAACTAATTCCTGTGAGGAATTATTGTTTTTTAGGTCTTCCTCTAGGCTTTGGTATCTTTTCATTGACTATTTTCTTCAGTTCTTCCAACTTTTCATCAAAATCAGTTGGATATTGGGTGTTTCTAAGGTCATTTGTTGGTGTAACGCTTGTAATTGGTGGTTCATCTCCATCTTTACTATCATCTAAGTCAATAATTGTGTTCTTTTTGAGGTAATCTCTTACTTCATCTCTTGTAATTGTGCCTTTTTCAAATAATTTCTGTATATCTTCTGCTGATAACTCAAATTTACTCTCTGTTTCAAAAATAATACTAACATCTGCTTTATCTGGATCAATTTTACTCATTTTTAGCATAGGATCAATGATTTCGTGTTTGATTTGCTCTGATAAACGTCTTTGAACACGCTTAATCTTCCTCAAAACTACAGAATCAGTTGTTTCTGAAGAAGCTCTTGCTGTAAATCCTGCATTGAACATCTGTAGAGGAAATTGAGAACCCACTTCTATTACATCTTGTTGTAAGTGTTCGATATATTTATCAAACTTAGAAGCAGGGTTTACCTCAAAGACTTTTACATCAAATTCCTTATCTGTGAGTATTTTTGCTCCTGGTTTTGCCTGTTTAAATGCGTCAGCTTGTTTTTCAATAAACTGTTCTCCTGCGTCAGCGAAGTGAATTAACATCATAGGACTGGCGTATGATTCAAATATCTTAACCATAGCATTTTCCACTCTCCACATACTTGTGATAGGACTAGGTTCACTAACACCATCTATAACTCTAGTTGCTGCTACTGATTGGAATAATCCTCTACCCCAAACTTCTCTATGCCTATTAGAGAATTTAAAATGACACAAGTCTTTAGGTTTTAACTCGTTTTGTTCTCCATCTACCTCTTGGATATATTTCAAAACTTTACCATGTGAATCTCTTATAATCTCTTTTACCGTTGTAATGTCAACTTCTACTAAATCTGCTAATAATGGGTATTTCTCAAATATGGCATTTCCTGTTACAACTAGGGAATGTGTTGCGTCTTCTAATTTACGTTCAAATTGAGTTACTTTTAGCCACTTTTCAATCTTTTTCCTAGCCTTATCATTTTGTGTTTTAATCTTTAGTCCAGAACCTAATATTAGTTGAACATAGGTATCACTTGCTAATGATAGTCTAGCGTCATGATCATTAAGATAAAATAAATCTTCAAAGTTAATTTCGGGTTCAAACGTAAAGTCTCTAAAACCCCCATCTCCACTTCTTACTATGGCATTACCATGTTCTTCATTAATAACCTTAATTTTACCTTCTGTTACCTTTTTACCAAAGATTGCCATTAATGATTAAATGCCGTCAATTAATTAGAGAAGTATTAGGTAATTGTAGGCACGTTTCTTACGAGTAGTTCATCTGAACCTTTTATACCTATTGCCGATAATCTCTCATCTGTTTTAGATAATTGTATGACTACCCTATATACGCCTGCATTGTCTAGTTTGTTTATAGTTGGTTTGTATCTCCAAGTTCCTGCCGAACCTGATACTATATCAGCGTCTTCTGATAGTTGATACCAATCAGGTCTTTCTCTAGGATAAACCTTGATTTTAAGGGTATAAGATGATATATTCACAACACTTGATAACGCTTCATCACTATATATTGTACCTGTTAGGGCCAACGTATTATCATTAACATAATCTCCTGCTCCCCAAGACTTTTGGTCTAATTTAAGGTAATAAACCATACTGACTATTATTAGTAAATCAAAAAGAGAACTAATATACTATTTTGGCTACTCCACCACCCATTTTATAGTACCAAAGACACATTAGAAATGCGTCTCCTAAATCAAACGGATTGTGGTTATTCTTATCAGGCATACCCTTTGTGTTATACTTGATAGTCATTAATTGTGAGATCATTCGCTTCATTGTGGGGTGTATTCTTACATCTAACTTGGCCACCTTCTCTGAAGCGTTAGCCGTCATTTCTTTTCCACTAACTCTGAAATTAAATCCTACTACATCATATCCTAATTCTCTTAAATCTTTAATTAGTTCAGGTCTTGAACTATCAACTCTAATCTTTCTAATTTTATAGTTTTTAGCCAACGTTTGTATTTTTGCTAATATTTGTGTATATGAAGTTCGTTCAAAGTCTTCTGCAAATACAATATGTGGTATCTTATTATATCTCTGTGCAATTACTATTCCAAAGTTAGATGAACTGAATCCAGGATCTAATGCCATTACCCTGTCATAAGAATCATCGTTTGGTTTAATAGGATAATCATCATTTGATATACCCTCTAAAGCTTCAGCACTAAATATATCTCCAGAGTTAGAACCCCATTCACCACAATATTCTCTAGCAAATGATCTTGCTTCCATAGCTGAATCTATAAATTTCTTATTGAATACACTAGTCTTTGTTTTAGGATCTTTCTTTAATCCCCATTCATAATAGAACTCTAGTTTTTTATAAATTGAATCTTTTTCTCCCATTATATCAAAAAAGAAACCTGAAGCTTCTTCTCCTGCTGTAGATACCCAAACCACCCAAGAGTTTGATTTACCAATATAACGTTCTCCTACAGTTCTTACTATACTATCATCTCTAATTTTAAAGAACGCTGCCTCATCTCCAAAAAATATGGATATCTTTGGTTTACCCCTAGCAGAGTGAATATTATTTGAAGGATAACATTTGATTCTACTACCGTTCACTACAAACTCATAAACCCCTGCGTCTTGATAATCTATTTTATCTCTAATTAAGTCCTTAGCTCTTTTGATAATATCTTGTGCCAAATCTACGTTTGGGCCAGTAACTATTATTGCTTCTTTACCGAAGAAAAAATCGTCAGTTAGTGACTTCCAAACGATCCACCTGATCATGAACTCTGTAATTCCAAGTCCTGTAGCTTTATAACATGATATGCATTTAGTCCTTTCCAACTCATCTAGTAATATCTGCTCATATTCATATACAGGGTGGTATATATCATCTCTCTCTGGACTACCTACAAAATGCCAAAAACAACAATTTTTGCGTTTAGATAAACTGTTCTTACACCAAAACTTTTCAGGTGTTTTTGTAAAGTCAGAATCCACTTGTGATAATACTAATCTTTTGGTGTCTTCTGCTGCTAATCCTTTAGGCATTGGTCTTATCCTCTATTTCTTCGGGTTCTACCATTGTTATAGTATCATATTTTTTCTTTCGTTCTAGTTTTAGTTTCTTAACTGCTAACGGTAATTCAATGTCTTGTAACATCTTCATTTTATCTAATCTAATTTCATGTCTTAATCTCATAAGTTTAATTTTAATATCATCTTCATCTGTTGCTTTTATCATTTCATCTACATCATCTAGTTCTGCGTCAAATGAGTTTTGTAATCTAACAAACTCTGCTGTATATTTATCAATAGCGTCTTCTCCTATGTATTTCTCATATTCGGATTTTATTTTTTGTATGTGATAGTTGACACCTGGTACGGTAATATTACCGTACTTTGAGGTAAACTCTTGAGTTGCATTTAACTCTCTCTCTATAGCTGAAGCACTCTTATGGAAGAATATATACAAGTCTCTAATCTTGTTTCGTATTTGATCTGATTTCTCTTGATCTCTTAAAGGCATGATATTTAAACTTTACTAGATTGATTTATATAAGCCTATTGAGAACAATTTATATGCAAATAGAGTGTAGTAATATAAAATGTAGTAATACCTTCTTCATTGATGAAAATAAAGGGTATAAGTTCCCTAGTAAGAGATACTACTGCATACCATGTAGAAAAAATGAATATAAAATAAAACTAAAATGTGCAGGGTGTTTAATGGAGTTCACACCTGACAAACTAACTCAAAAATACTGTGGTGGAAATTGTAAGGTAATGTTGGCCACCAGGAGAAAGTATCAAAGAGAACACCTGTTAAATAAACGAATACTTAAATGTAAAATATGCAACCAAGATATACCACCTATTGCAAAAACATATAGACGTAAAATATGTAAACTTTGTAGAGATAATTTCCTAGAAAGATATAATAAGATAAAAATTCAAATGAATGGTATGCAAGTTGCTGGAAAGAAAAGGGGTATCATGAACTGTTTATTATGTAATAAAGGTGTTAAGAATAGGTTATTCTGTAGTGATGTTTGTGCTAAAACGGGTAGATCCGTAAGGAAGACAGGTAATTGAAATGTTGTGGCTACGAATGGAGAACGGTGGTTAAAAGGTGTCTAGTGTGCAACAAAACAATACAGAAGAAGCGTTCTACTCCATCAAAATCGAAATAAATGATTCTACAACTTCCTATAACCATGATAAGAGCATAACTCTGATGAGTAAAGATGAGAATTGTGAGAAACTCATTAAGATGGCGAGAAGTTTCATTGAAGCATAAATGCCCTAGATGTGAGTTTGAAATGGAAGAATTATCAGCTTGTCATTTAAGATGTGATAATTGTGGTAGTGAAATGGACTGTTCTGACAAGGGAAGTGTTTGGTAATGATTGACGATTCTCATAAAACAGCATGGGTTTTTGGGTATTTAAAGGCATATTTTGACTTGTATATTTCTATGGGTACTGATCCAGATAGACTTAGTGCTTCAATGCAGTTTTTAACAGAAAAAGTATTAGATAGGCTTAAAATAAGAGATAATAAAATGCTTAATTCTACTATAGAACAGATAGACCAATTAGACCTGGAACTTACTATAGCCAAAGTAATTAAAGAAAATACTGACGATTCTACCAAAACATTCAGTATAACATTCTAAACAAATATATAGGGCGTTAGCCCTTTAAAGTCCATGAAATACATAACAATACTGTTATTGGCCATTGTAATATCTCTAGTTCCGTTTGCTAGTGCCTGTGGCTTTGTTAGTGAGGATAGTATAAAGAATAGTGGAACTGACTATTACTATGACAGATATGATAGTAGTAATTGGACTATGCCTGATAACATATACAATCCAGATAACTATGATGAATGTTATATGCTTGGTTGGTGTTAATGTCGGTTAGTTACTCCGATCCTTCCTGATACCAGGATATGCAAACTCACACTACACTAACTACAAACATAATTAATAATAACACTTAATAAGTATTATTAACTATTAATTATTAACAACGTTTATATCTATAAGGGGTAAGAGATAATCATGGATATTATATCCCATCTATGTATAGAGCATTTCCTAGAGTTCAGAACAAAGAATAACAAGTATGAATGTATAGTAGTAAGGGCCTCTGACATAAAGAACTGTCATAAATGTGATAGGGAAGCCACATACTTCATCAAATATCACAAGCCAATGTATCATGATCTAGTAGATGATACTGACCTCTGATTTTCGAGATTTTTTCTTGGTTTTAAAAAGCAGGGGGCCAATCCTATATATAAGTGTATCTGTCGATCAGTTTTTTTAGGCGTGGGTTGGCCGATTTAGGCATGAATCCGATCAAAATCAAATTCGTTTATATATGAAATAAACACTTATATTAGGCAAACATCTTCTGCGTCACGACGATCTAATTTTAGTGGTACGGTACTGTACGGTAAATTACGGTCCGGCCAGTTTCCAGGTATATAACCTTTTTGGTGGCCCATCATATATAACCTTTACGGTTAAGTATTACTTAATTTGACAAAGTAAAAGTTAAATGAAAAAATCGCTGAATAGTTTATGAATAGAATGTAAGTATGGAAAGTAATTTCATTCATTCATGAAAGTTAAAAAAAAATAGAGTGATTAGATTATTCCTTATCTAATCTGTATAGAGTTTCTAACTCATTTAAGATCTTATTCATAGTCTCTATGATATATTGATCTGTTGTCATGTTGTATTATTTCCAAGATTATCTTATACCTTTTCGAGTGAAATTCTTTTGACTAATTGGTTAATATCAATTCAATCATAAGTTAAGTGATACTTAATTTCCTGGCAAATAATTATACTACTTTTCATCTTATTATTTGTATGATTTTAATTATTAACTATTGATAACAATATAATATAGAATGACAGATTATAATGATCGTATAATAATATCTGATGACATGGGAATATATCCAACTGGAGATTATACACAATTTAAAAACAAATACTTAGAGATAATTAGAATTGAAAAATTCAATAGAAAAGATCAAATTGTAACTATTCCAGATAATGTTATTGAAAAATCAATCATAACGTATATTCCTCAAGTATGGGTAAATGATCTAAATCAAGAGATTGATTGTTATAAAATAACTATACCAAATGGAGATAATTATTATGTAATAAGATCGGATTTTCCAGATACTAATAGAACAGAGAGAATAATCAGATTATGCTTAGGAGATATTAAAAATGATTAATCCAGATATTCAACTAAGTTTAGAACTTGATCCAAAATATGACTATATCAAATTATATGCAAAATCTCCATTCATTGAATCATTCATGAAGAGTCAGATATTAGAAGAGGATCCCTACTATTACAAAGAAGACGATAAATTCTATAATTTAAGAGACAGCCATTTTAATTCAGAGTTTAGATATTATCTTAAAACCCTTGATTACTTAACTAGATTCATAGATAATGATGAAAGCGTAATTAATCTAAGTGTATTACGTCAAGTCGGTTTATCTGAAGGTATAACACAAATTTATCATCATGCTTATACTGATAAGGAGTTACAGCAATTTACCACAAAAACCCAGAATATACTAGATAAAATGACTCAAGCTATAATGTTCACTAAAACCCAAAGAAAAGCAGAATTTAAGATAAAATTGGAGTATAAAGAATAATGTCTTTTCAAGAGTCTTTAGAATGGAATAGTTTAACAAGAGATATTGACTTTAATTCTAAGAAGAAATACACAATAAAAGACATTTATCAAACATTAGACGATTTAACGCAAATTATCAACCATGATATTTCAAATGATCAATCATATGATATGAATTATTTAAAAATGAAATATAATGACTTTAACGAATATTCAAAAAACATACAAACTAATTTTATGATAAATGATTGTTTTAAATCTCTATTATTTCAAGTGAGAAATTTAAGAAAAAATACAAAGTTTAAACACATTGAATCATTTGGTTTTGAATTCGAGTCTATATTATCAACGGGCATAGAATATTTCTTAAATGATTATCATTCTTGTGATGATCAAGAATACATAGATTATAAAGAGATTTTTTCTCATTATGAAAATGAATGTAGTATTGAAGCCGAAGATCATCGATGTGATAATTACGATGATCGTTCTTGTGATTTTTGTATTTCTGAAGATGGCGACGAATGTAACGGTGATTGTTCACACTGTTTAAACGAATGTTCGTGTTATGAAGGTGAAAATTCAGAATGTGATCACATAGTAGAATTAATTACAAAACCATTAGAGACAATTTCACAACTAGAGAAAAGCTTCGATATATTATATGATATATTTGGATTATCAGAGGTAAATCAATCAATGGGCAAACATACAACAGTAAAATTAAGAAATTATCAGAGATATTGTAAACTAATGAATTTAGATTTAACAAATACGTTTAGTAATTTATTGAGGGTTTATGGTAAATTATACAAAATAACTAGAGAGTCATATTTTACCCGTTTAAATCATGGGAATCACTTTTGTTATCCTAATGATTCAAATTTTAATTTTTCTGAACAATTACAACAGACTAGAAAATCTGGAGATATTAGATATAAGCATTTTAATTTTAAACACAATTATCAACCATTACAAATTGAATTAAGAGTTTTACCCATGTTTTCAAGTAAACAAACAGCTATTGATATTGAAAAATTAATGTTGTTATCTTTAGATTGGATATTAAACAACATAAAGACAAAAAAAGAAACGATTGTTTTAAAGTCAAATATTCCGAAATTCAGAGTTAAACCGTTAAACATAATTGGACAAAAACAAAAAATTGAGAGAGTGATTTTATAATGTGTGTTATCTCTTTATACTCTGAGAAATCAAAGAAAACTCCAGATTTAGAAGATCTTGAAAAAATGCAAAAAGTACACGGTCACGGGGGGGGCATAGCATGGATAAAAGACAAAAAAGTATTTTACAAAAAAGGGATCAATTTAGACTCTAAATCAATGATTAAAATAATAAAAGATGAAAACATTAAACCACCATTTGTCATTCACTTTAGGATAAAATCAAGTGGCAATATTTGTAAAACAAACGAGTGTAATTTTAAACGAAATAATAAAAATCATAACTGTTCTTGTCATGGTTTTTTGATTGATCAAAACGGATTAAATGTTCAATCTGGATCAACTGATAAAGGGATCATTTTTCATAATGGAACATGCAATGAGGATTTATTGGATCTAGATATAAGAAATTTATGCTTAATGAAGAGAATTAAAAAACCTGATTTTGTTAGTGATTCTCATAAAATAGCTTTTCTAGTTGCTCATTATGGAGATCAGTATATACTAGATTGGATCGAAAATACAGAGAAATTTGCAATTTTGACACCTAAAGGTTTAACATATTATAATAATTTCGAGAAGGATTCATCTAATAATTTAGTGTCTAATACATGGCATGACGACACTTATGATTATTCAGTGTTTAATAATTCAAGATATTTTAAGAATAAATCAAAATGTGATAATAACAAAGATTGTTTAGATCATGATTACACGCTTAATGAATGTCTTATTGAGGATAATGGCAAATACTATAAAGTTGATGAACATGGCAATTATAGAGAATTAGACGCTTATGACGATGATTATTGGTATTATAATGATGATATGATTTATGACAGATATTTAACAAATAGATATAGTAAAAATGATTAATTCAATATTTGATAAATTAGATCAAATGAAAAATTTATCCTTTCATGAAGGAAATATTTCAAATAATCCAGAATTATATATTTTGATATCAAATACAAAGATTGATTTTGAAAATACGTTTAATCTAATGATTGAAATTATTATAGAGTTATCAAAAAGGAATATGAAAAATGAATAATTTATGTAATTGTGATAATTGCAAAAGAGAAATTAAAAAAATTAGTGTTGTATATGTTTTTCAAACTTTAGAATATGAATTAAGGAATAGTGATTAAATTAGATGAATATGAGAGATATTTAAAATCTCAAGCTAAGCAGATAGATAAAGCAGAAGAGGCATTTTTTGAGGAATGTATAACACAATTATATTTTTTAAATCGTTGTGGTTTTGATATAGAAAAAATAGAAGATATGCTAAAAGAATCAGTAAATCAAGCGATTGATCAATTTTTAGAAGCTGATCACAAAGGAATATTTGATGATTAGTTTTTTCGAATGTCTTAATTATTCAATAGGATCTTTTCTAAGTATTATTCTAGTTTTAGCATATTTCAATTAAATCTCATTAGTCCTAAATCAAAAAAATAAATTCTGTTTTTGTTAAAGTCAACAGAAAACCCTATTTTAGCCTTGTTTTAACCAATAAAGGCTATTTTAACCTCTAAATATGCCAGGAAGCCCATTTTAGCCTTATTTCCTGGTGAAAAGCCCAAAATAGCCTCCGTTGGGCCAAAGAAGCCCAAAATACGCCTGGATTGGCCAAAGAAGGTCAAAATGCCCTTTTCTTAAACATTTATAAAAGGCAATGATCTTACTAAATAACACGCTTGAAAATTTGGTATATATACTCGAAAACCTATTTAAACCCTAGTAAAACTGGTCTTTATATATGATTTTGAGTATAAATACTAAAAACACGCATGGAAAAATAAACGATCATTAGTCCATGCCTAAATGATCGATTTTAGGCGTGAAAGCGATCTTCTAGGCGTGATTTTCTGATCGGTGTGTGCCAGGCTTAATGCTTACTAGGGGTGTAGAAAATTTTTACTTTGTTACTAGGTAGGTAGAATTTTTTTCTTTAATTATTTTCCAAGTGTGTTTCTTCTTCCAGAATAACCACCCCCCCCTACTAAATAATTTCAACTATACCCCCCACTCTCTCTTTGGCCAACTCTGTATATTCCTCACTAAGTTCTATTCCTATCCAATTCAATCCTAGTTTATCTGCTGCAAAGCCTGTAGTTCCTGCACCAAAAAATGGGTCCAAGACTACACCATCAGGTTTTGGACAAGCACATTTCAGTATTTTTAATGGTAGATCGTATGGGAAAGTTGCAAAGTGGGCTTTAGCAAATGGTCGTGTATTTATTTCAAATATATCTCCAGGATTTTTACCTAATGGGTGGTTTGATGAACGACCATCTGGATAATAACCACCTGTTTGTTTATTTCTTACAAGTCCACTAGCAGATTGACCACCTACATTGGCCCATTTTCTATCTGCTGCCTGCTCGTCATAAAACTTATCAGTTCTATCCCTATGTAGTCTTTCTGTATTACAATTATTTTGATTAGGAACTGTTAAATCTGCATATTTTTCATTTATCTTTCTATTCTTAGGCTTTTTATATACTGTTACACATTCTTCTCTTACTGAATCCAAGTCAAAATAATACTTTCTTTTCTTTGCAAAGAAGAATACTGATTCATATTTTGTTGTGAAGCGGTCCTTCACTGAACTTGGCATAGAGTTATGCTTAAACCATATAACATGATTACGTGCTATCCAACCATTATCTATACAGTTAATATAGAATCTTTCAGGTATTCCAACCCTGCTTTTAGGCTTTAACATTTCAATTATCTTTGGCTTTTTATCAAATTCCCATGATCTTTTGTTTGTAGATACATCTGTTCCTGCGCCTTTACCACTTCCTGTGTATGTATCTCCAAGATTAACCCATACAGTTCCTGTATCTTTTACAACTCTTTTTAATTCTAACATAAGTAAGTCTAATTTGGCCAAATATTCTTGAAATGTTTCCTCTGCACCCCATTGTTTATCATCTGGATATTGACGTAATGCCCAATATGGTGGACTAGTGATAACTGTGTCAATAGATAGGCTTGGTATTTCCTTAAGTCTTTCCATTACATCTCCAATCATTATTCTTCTCATAGTAATATCAATCCGTACACTATGAACGTTATGCTTAGTATGGTTAGTATGCCCATTATCAATACTCTTGCACCTTTTTTCTGTTTAAATCTTCTAATGCTCTACATAAACGTTCCAAAAGCATTTCTATTTTCTCCTGGTTATATAGTTTAATTACTTCTGTCATTGTTCTACCTCACATTCACTACAGATACGAAATTTCTTTCTACTAGACTTTAATGGTTTTTTACAAGTACGACATTCTTCCATGTAAAAGTGTGTATAATATTAGTTATTTAAATCTAACTCTGATAGCCTGTTAGATATACTTTCAAACCCTTTCCTGCTGTAGAACTACCGATTTGATCTACATCTACAGTTATTAATGCTCCACTTGCTAAAGCAGTATCGGTTAATGTAGGAGCTGTTGCTGCTGTTGCAGTAGAAGTCTCTCCTGCGTCTATAACTATCTTATTTGAAGCCATGATTGTAGTTCCACCCTCATTCACATCTACTACTAAAGTTGATCCTACAGGTGCAGTTTGTACTGAAGCACTTATACCTGTTAAAGTCATAGCATAGGGCATTACAAATTTAACTACATCTGTTGCTACTGTTAAATCTGTAGTTGATTCATCAGAACAGGCTAACATAATACATTCTGTTTTTCCTGCTGTTGATATATCTGCTAGTGTGATAGTTCCATCTAAGATCTTACTTGAGATAACTGCGTCAGCAGCAAGTTCAATTTGTTCTACGGTTGATCCTACTCCACTTGTATCTTGTGGTGGATAGTTGGCCATTCTAACCTTCCATACCGACTTCGGATATTCTACATATTCTAACTGTAGTTCCTGATCCATCAGTTGTTCTCATGTTAAATGTGTCTCCAAATCTTACAGGAATATCCCAAATATATAATGCTTCAGCTACTACGTTGTTGCCTGAATTTAATTTTAACCATGTTGTACCTGAATCTAATGTAAATTGAACATCTACTGCTGAACTTACTGCTACTGCTACTCTAAATTTACTGGCTTCCTGATCGGAACTTAATGTTTCTGGACTTAAATCTGCTGCAAACCATTCAGCGTTTTGTGCCTTACTACCACTTGCTGAACCTATAACTTCAACATGAGTACCAACCATATCTATTCATTAATCTCTATCATTATTAGAAGTAAATTTCTTGTGTTCTTCTATTACACTCTTACACATAATCATTAGTTTGTGCATGACTTCTAAATCAACTTCCTTCTGTTTCTCTATTTTATTTGCAAATGCCATTTCATACCATGCTAATATAGCCTTATAATCATCTGCGTTTAACTCTACTTCTACCATTCTGAATCTTCAACCTTTCGCTGATTTTCACGTTCGACCAGGAACAGATCCATAATATCTGCATACTCGGGTACTAATGCAGGATCTATTTTTGCTGTTTCCATTAATTTACAAACTAACATACATTGTCTTGCTGTAAGTTCCATACTAGGCATATCAGTTACCCATATCAAAGAAGTTTGGATTATCCTCTAGGAAAGATTCACATTGATTACAATCATCTTTTTCAATATGTGAAGCCATTATCTTCTTTTTACTTGCATTTTTCATATACTTGTTTATCTTTGGGTTCTTTAATAATATCTTACCGAATGGGCATATATCTGACCAATCCTCATTCATAATTTGTTTCATTCTATCGTCTAATTCCTTTAATGCCTTATTTGAATTAATCGCAAATTTTAACCCTTTGGTTGTCATAGGTTTAACTACATCATGACATGGACATTTACATTTACTTGATACACATTCTAATCTGTCTCTACAATTTCTACAATTATGTTCATCTTCTTCTATCTCCCACCTGGTTTTAAATCCGTATTCTCCCTCTACTACATGAGCTAGTGATGTTGTAGAATTACACGCCACAATCAGTGCTTCATATTCCATTTGGGTTGTAGCAAATCTACTGTCTCTTGCTGATTTAACGTGCTTACTAATTTTAGTGCATAGTTTTGGATCATGTTTTTCCTTATGATCCTTCTCCATTTTTATAGCAAGTTTAGCTAATTCCCCTGCTATGAAACATTCAAAGTTATATCTTTCAATATCTTCTTTAGTCTCCTTAACCTTAATATCTTGTGCTGGCCCACGTTCCATATCCTTAATCCTTCTAATCAAATCATCTTTCATTACATATAATTCCTTGTCAGATATTTCATCTAGTTTGGGTTGTTCTTCTTTCTTATTCTCATGTCTATATTTTTTTGGAAGTAAATTATAGATCCATGATTGACTTATCAATTTAAAGTGTTCTTCTCTTACCTTGTTAATCAGTAATGCTATATCCTTAACATTTGGTTCTTCATTCTTCCTTCTTTCTTTAATATTCTTAATCTTGAGTAATACTAATTGATTCTTTTCCTCTATTGCTTCTTCATATATTCTAGCCAATTCTAATATTTTGGCTTTGACTACAGGTTTTATATCTTTCTCAAAATGTTTAATTTCATTAATAACCTTCTCTGCTTCATTCTGACTATACATAAAAAAAGAAGAAGGATTGGTATTAATAAGCCTTATATAAGTCTTACTATTACTCTTTCTTGAGCCTAGAAATATCTTCTCTCATATTTCTAAGCTCTTTTACAAGCAATAGCTGTATCAATTTATCTTCTTTTGCACTCACAATCATACCAAACGTTTGAGAGTTTCTTGACATGATAGGGTGTAGAGTAGAGGTTACATGAACTGCAAGAGATTCTAACTCTTGCTCAAATGTTAAAAGTTGGGCGTGTCTATCCATAGTCTCTTGACTAACTTCTTCCCACTTTACATTATGTTCAGTTGCTCCACTACCTAATACAGTTTGCTGTTTTTCCTTTGAAGGATAACTTTTTCCAGAATTGCCTATTAGACCTGATATAACTGCTGAAGCTTCCTCTTTTGTGGCAGGAACTTCACAACCTTTCTTCTGTAAAAAAGCTACTTGCTTCTCGGTAGGTGCTGTCATGTTATTAGTTTTACATTTTCCCCCTATTAAATGTTCCGATTTACTTATAGATTCTCTCCAAAACCATTTTACATTATTCTCCTTACCAAAGATACCATTGGGTAATTTTTCATCTTTGGTTATAATATTGCCTTGTTCATCAAACCTGGCTTCAAAATATATAAGAGTGCCACACCCTCTGGGGCATGGTCTTTCTTTTGTATGGTATGCTTGTTCAGGAAGATTTTTGTCGAACAGCATAACCATTTTTCTTTCTCCTTTTTGGACCACGTTTCAAAGAAGCGAGTTCTTTAGTTGTCATTGTCTTGACAGGTTCTCCATTATCATCAGTTAGAACTGCTCCTAACTGCTCTACTGCTAAAGTTTTAAAGGCTTCAATGGCCAATTTAGTGTTAGATTCTGCTAAGTCTATCATTAATTGATCCATTGATATTGGATTGTTTGGATCAATGTTTAAAGTTATAGCGACTTTTGAAGTCTTTGCGAATCTCTCTAACTTTAGGTGTAGTGGTTCTGCTGTCTTTACAACTGTGGTCTTATCTATGAATTGTTCTGACATGGTATTATATTATAAAGAGTTTAATATAATTCTTTCCCCTTTATTAGTTCTCATAGCTATCTTACCATTATCATTCCATACTATTAATACAACACCTTGCCACTTTTCATCTGCTAGTTTTTCACGTTCTTTAGGTGGTACATATCCATTAGTCTTTGCTTGTATCAGTAAAGGATAATTAAACCAACCTTCTTGATCTACCTTTGGTGGTATAGCTATAACATCATAAAGTCCTTTGGAAGCGTATGCCCTTAGACAATAATATCCCTTGTTTCTAAGGAACTTCATAATACGATATTCAAATGCCCTACCTTTTTTATAATTTTTACTAGACATTTCCCCATTGTTCAACCATAGCTTGTGCTATACCTTCAAAGGTTATAGACCTATTCTTTGCCCTATCTTTTATTGGAACATAAAATGTACGCTGTTGTTGTGTCTTTGGAAGTTTAAGCATTTCATCTTTAACATTATTTGTCGGTTTCAGTTTTGGTAGATTCTTTAACCATAGACAAGTTGCTTTGCGTTCAGGGTGTCCATATTCATAAGGTTGAACTATCTGTGAATACTTTGGTAGTTTTCCATATTTATGTGGTATTGGATTCTCAACACATATTTTTGGTATATCATATTCAAGTAAAGTCTTAAAAAATTCTGAAGCTTTCTCTAGTTCAACCCACCTACTTTCATCTTTATGTAGCCAGGAAACACCACTATTACATAGATATGTGCATGGTGGGTGTGCTATCATCATATCCCAATTCTTGTCTAATTGTTTAAGAACATCTCCTTGTATATGCCAATCTGGATTACTATCAGTTGGTAATATATCGCAGGACCAAGCTTCATGTCCTTTTAATCTAAAGGCATTTGTTACAACACCTGAAAATTCACACGCAATTAAAACTTTCATTTCAACTTATGTCTTATACCATGAGTATATATCAATGAAATTACAGTTGCTAAACTAATAAGCTCAACTAAGTCAACACCATATAACATAAAGTCAATGATTGGGTGTATTCTACTAATGTTGCCCATCTCAAAATACATATCAGCGTTCCATACCATGTGTGGTATTTGAACTATATGTATGATAAGTAAAAATATTAATGAACCTTTCAGTTGCTTCTCATACCAATCCCAAAATCTATTCCACATCTTTAACCTTTCTCTTTTTCTTTTTCGGTTTACCGAACATTTGTTCCATTTCCCAATCTCTTAATGTTATAGCCATTCTTCTGCCCACTGTATTCTGAATATTAATTTTTCTTCTTGATCATCATCTAATGTTTCATCTGCTTTATCCAATGCGTAATGTATTGTTTCATGTGTAATTGAGTATAACATATCTTCCACACATTCATGTTGTGTTGGGTATATTAATATACGTTCCGTTTCTGAATGGTATATACCACGATTCTCTGTACTATCAAACCTAAAGTCTATGAATACCATGATTCATTTCTATGTCTTGTGTTTATCTGAAGCAAATCTATCGTGCATTTCAGAACAACAATTACATTCTTTACACTGATCAGAATCCCAATGTAAGCATACGCCACATATACAATCCATTACACACTAGCTCCACCTACGGCAATACGTTTCATCTCTTTTACTAATACGTCAAAGTTTTGCCATACATCAATTTCACAATGATCACAAATATACTTCATGCTTTTCTTCCACTTTGGGTGTTTAACATAATAGATTGTTTTCCATATATCCAAGTCAACTGAAGTCTTATCATCTGCTCCACCTATAATTTTCCCTGCATTTCTTAGGCTATTACCACCTGAATTATACAGATTATATTTATTCTTGGTTACTCTCCAGGTATCTATTATACGAAAGTCATTATATTCTGGAACTAATTTATCTTGTTTAGTCAAATGACAACGAGCAGTTACATAAGGTAAATCAAATTTTGATATATAGTGGCCAACAACAACATCTGCTTGAGATAATTCTTCTGCCAATGTTTGCAAGATCCTTATGTCAAAATCAAAGTTCTTTGTCTTATACCCCTTATTCATATCACTGGGTTGTAAGCTATCATAAATCATCTCTTTTTTATCTGTTAGAATATCCCATCTTAGTGCATACCAACATATAACAAATCCCATTCTAGCGTTAAAGTTAATACTCTCTATATCAAATATAGTGAAATATCTATATCCTTTCATCAACCATCTGTATTGTTCTTTATTTAATCTCTTAACATCAAATAAGTAATCTACTTCAAACTCATGTAGTTTATTATGATTATCAAACCTTTCTTGTATCTGATCTTTATTCAGGTTTCTCAATAGTATTCTCCAATTCTGACCATGCTTCATCAGATAGCTGTCGATATTTGAAATCTTTGTTTGTAACTAAGACGGTAACATCTTCAAAGTTTTCCATATTCTTTTCTAACATAGCTTTGACTTTCTCTAATTCAGAATCACTGAACCCCTCTCCATACATTATAATGAATCTTCTCATCAAAAAACAATTATATACTTAGTTAATAAATCTATTGTTATATCTTTGCAATATGATCATCTAGTCTTAAATCACATACCTTCTTGCCATTCCATCTACACGCAGGACACCTATCATTACCGTATTTTAAACTGCCCGAAGTACAACCCTTATGTTTAATTAATCTCCATTTACCTGTGTTCTTATGGTGTTCGTAATCCCAATTTAATCCTGCTTCTCCACAATATTTACAGGTCTTATCATCTGCCACGCCAAATCACTACCATGTATGCGTTTCGTGCCTGGTATTTAGTAGGTTGTTTATTTTTGTTAAACCGTATTCTGCCTTGTGGTTGAGCATGATATTCCACATGACCTTCTATATAATTATGCCAAAACTTACTGCTAACAGTATTTGCAGGAATTAGCATTAACACATTTATGTTGTTTCTTCTCCACTCGTTATATGCCTTTTCTACAAACTTGCCTGTTATACTATGTGGTGGGTTACACCAACTATCTTCTGACCAGGATTCTTCAAGTCCGTTAGTACAGAATCTCTCACATAAACTATTACCCTCATTTGCTGCAACATCTAGTTTTGGGAATACCCTGTATTTATAACATAGATCCCTAAACAATTCAGGTGGAGTTTCAAACTCATCATCAACTGACATATTTATACATTCCATCAGGTTGTACTAGCATAAAAGTTTGACTGTTGTTATAAGATATTACCCATCTCATAGCTCCGTGTGGTGTCTTAAACCATTTACTATCTGCTAACTTTTCACATAAAACTTCCAAGTCAAAATTATCTTCATTATTACAGTGGTTCTTTATCATCTGTATTACATACTCTTCCTTGTTGAAACTATCAGGTATCTTTGACATATCCATCTCTTTCTTTGTCTTCATACCAAAGGTTTCTAGTGAGTATTTATACAATCTTATAGCTTCCTCAATATCTTGTTTCTCTATCTTATCACAAAATCTTAATTTAGCATGAGCTGTTGCTAATCTTATTAAACCTTCAAACCCCCTCATATCTATGGATAATGAATCTTCTGTTTGCTCATATCCTCGTAGTTCAACAAAGAAATCTTCTAACATCTGTATGTTTTCAGGTTCTACTGTTGGATTAAATTTCCTTGCATAGTTGATTAGTTTCTTCATTTCTTCTATATCCAATACTTCACAATCATTTGTATTCTGTCTTACTTTAGCAATATGCCTTAATTTCTTAATATCAATATCTCTATCAGCTATATCTCTGATTAAGAATATTAAGTCAAATCTTGATAATAACGAATCAGGCATATTGATATTTTGTGATATAGATAAACCTGTGTTATATTTTGAAGTTCTTGGATTTGCTGCTGCAATAATAACTGTTTCAGCAGGAAGTGTGAGATTAGAACCAATCTTGTTTAGTGTTGCTGTTTGTTGTTCCATAACTTCATGCAACGCAGAACGATCAGTATCTGCCATTTTATCTATCTCATCTATACAAACACAACCACCTGAACAAAGTACTACAGGGCCAGCTTTGATAACATTACGACCATCTGCAAGTTTGTCAATCCCCATAACTAGCCCTGCTGCACTTGTGCTTCTCCCCAAAGCGTATGCACTTTTAGTTGTTACCTTAAGAACATACTTTAATAATCTACTCTTTGCAGTTGACGGATCTCCAACTAATAATGTATTTATGTCTCCCCTCAAGTCTCCAATCTTTTCTCCACTAACTAAGCTAAGTATTAATGCTTCCTTCTCATTTTGTAATCCCCATATTTCAGGAGCAAATGAATCTGTTAATTTAACAATCCAATCTTCTTTCATCATTTCTTTATACTTTGTAATTTCCTCATCTGTTGGTAATGTATCTTTTTTCTCATTAACATCTGATAATTTCTCTACATCAAATATAATCCTGTTCCACCTTGATTTGTTTTTCTTTACCGATGTAAATGTTCCACTTAGAATCTTATCTTGGCCAATATACACCTGTTTTGTTAAATCTCCTGTTATGACACTCTCCATTGTCATAGGTGTCATGTGTTTTGCTTCTCCAAAAGGTTCTTGTATAATCAATGATCTGATTAATTTGACCTTACAGGCAGATTCTTCTCGTTTCATCTTGACAGAACAATCTTGACATTTAGGAGCTTCAGGCACTTCTCTATTATCATCAGCTTTAAACGTAAGAATAGAATTACATATACGACATTGATATGTTACAACTTCATCAAAAGTTTCCAAGTCTCCCCTAGCAATTATTCTTACTAGCATAGTTCCTTGCTTATTATGCCATTCTTCATTATAATCATTCATCTTTAGACTTATCGGATCAAACACCTTTTCATGATCCCATTCATCTGCAACTGATATTATATTATGTTTATCAATTTTACAACTTAGTAACATTTCTTTATTATTTCCAATAAAGTGTTTTCCACAAGTTTCACACATTCTGTGCATTTTCTACCTCGTTCACTATTCTCTTAACCTGGTTTAGTATATTAGGGTTTTCCCTACATTTTAATTTTAATACAACTGGATCAACCACTGATTCTCCACAAAGTAACCTTAATGCTCGTTTAATCATAACTGAATGGGAACAGTCAAACTGTTCTGATAATTCATTTATTTTTTCCATTAGATGTTTGTCCTTTTCAGGTAGAGAGAAACTGTATATGTTTGCCATTAATAACAGTTAATTATTAATACCTATATATTTTTTTCTGTTACTTGACCGTTTTGGTTTTGATCTAAGTATTGTTTTACAACATGGACATTTTACACAAGGTAGTTCAACCCATACTTCACATACAGTACATCTACCAAACTTATCATATACCCTTGAACGTCTAGGTTGAGACTTTGGTATCTTATTACAAACACCTTTACAATATCTCATATTACTTTATAGTACCGTACTTGTTTATAAAGCTACTATATATATCTTTCTAACTCTATATCCAGGTAATCTTCTATTGACATTTTTCTCTCTTTAATATCAGCAAGATTTATTACTATTAGTTTAAGATTTGCGTCTCTATACAATCTATTTCTCTCAACCGTCTTGGCCACTTTACGATCATGAACTGCACCATCTACCTCAATTATCACAAGTCCACAAGTTTTATACCAAAACATAATGTCGGGGTTTTTTACTATATAATTTGTTGCGTCTTCTTTACTGACAGTTTCTGTCCATTTATGTAGTTTCTCTTTCTCCTTATCAAATAAGAGATACCATTCTATCTTTATCCAACGGATCTTGTAACGTTTAAAGAGATACCGTTTTACTGCAACTAGGGTTTCAGTGTCAGATTGACCACGTTGTTTATGCCTTTGACCATAAGATATTCCAGATTGTTTACCTCTAGGCATTAATAACTAACAGTTGATAATATTAATAAACATTTATATTAGAAAAAATCACAATTCATAGTATGTGGAAAAGTCAAAACAAGACCTTAAAATGTGAAAAAAATAAGAACTCTTTGAGTAATCAAAGAAAATGTTTGAACGTACCAGTCGTTATTGGTGTTGCCATTAGTTATCCATTCTGCCACATTCAGTACACGGATAACGATTTAACATATTCTCGTACTAGCTGTTGGTAATTGAAAACAATCTTTTGTGGCTACATCATTTTGGGCCAATAGAAAACTAACTACGAATAACACTAGTGCAACTCCAACAACAAATAAATTGAATTTTCTCAAAGTGATCCGTTTTGATGTAACTCATTTACCTGTACTACAAACAAATCTCCACTTGACATAGCAAAGTCAGAGAATACTACTCTTGCGTGCATAACACCTGAAGTTGCTGCTGTGAATAATCCTGCCTCTTTTATTGTTAATGGAACTCCTGATACATGAGAATCTTGCCATAATACACCATACTTTGCAGTTTGGTTTACTACCTTACGCTGTCCTTGTGTACTTAATCTACGTCTTGCGTATGATCCACCTGAATCTTCTGATCCTAATGATGTTTGAGATTCTGCTTCTGCTGTTGAAGATGTTCCAATACCAACATAATCTACGGTGGTTGATACCTCTCCTGTGTCTCTTTTTGCAGATTCAGCTAATCCTGCTGTTGTTAAGATATTATTTGCTGTTATAACTTGAGTTGGTAGTACGGTCTTTCTAGGATTACCTTCACAATCTAAAATTTCTTTTAATAATTTTTCATGGTTATCTACTATGCACGTAGGATTTTTTGCAAAGTCAACTTCACTCTCGTTCCATTTAGTTAATATCCAATTATCAGCTTGTAAGTTAACATGATGAGATACCCCCCCTGCTAGCTTTTGAAGATCAATCAGTTCCATATACTGTTACCTCTGTGCCTTCTGCAAATGAACCTGTATCATTATTAAACAATGTTACACTTGTAATTGCGTTAGATGTATTTGACCACTTGCCCACTATCTCTCTACGGTTTGGTGCGTTTCCTGCTCCATTACCTGAACCGTTAGTTACAAGTTCTGTGATTACTAATTTTTCTTTAGTTGCTTCATTAATTACATTAGTTGTGATAAAAGTTGTTTCTCCACTTGTACCATATCCTGCTAGTATTACATTTTGTGAAGTTCCTGTACCATCACTACCACCATTTGATGATTGCCTTCTCGCATAGTTTGAACCACTATCTGCATTAAATCTATAGTTTGCAGTAACTTGACCATCTGAAATAGTTTTTGCTTGAATCATTAAGTGTTTTTTTGCTGTTAAATCTGATACTGTTATTGTATCTGCTGTTGCTGGAGCTGGATTTGCACCCCATACTGTTATGTAACTGCCTGCTGCAAAATTATCACTAGATCTATCTAATGTAATCTCTGTTATATTTGCTGAAGTGTTTGCCCACTTACCTGCAAACTCTTGACGAGTTGGAGCATTACCAGCACCACTACTACCCTGTGTTATGGTATGACCAACAACAAGTTTTTCTTTATCTGATATATTTGTTATATTTATAACTGAATATTGAGGTGTGGTTGTACCCTGTTGTAATCTAAGTCCTATACTTTGACTTGTATCTGTAGAATCAGAACCACCATCTCTTGAGTATCTGTTTGAATAATTCCCTGCTTCATCTCCATTAAAACTAATAAATGGATCTCCTGTACCTGTACCTGTATAACATGTTTCTACTTTAAGACTTTCATAAGCTGAAAAAGTACCTGTGGTTACTTCTGCTGCTGCTCCACTTGCTGTTACGTGTGCTAATCTTTCCCAAGTTGCCATTAGTTAGCACCCCATACCTTGATGTAAGAACCAGTGTCATAATTACTTGAAGAAGTTAAAACAGATTGTGTGATTTGTGCTGAAGTGTTTGCCCACTTTGCAACCCATTCACGACGAGCAGTAGCATTACCAGCACCAGCTCCAGTTTCTGCAAATATTAATTCTCCTATTACTAATTTTTCCTTATCTGATTTGTTTATGATGAACATATTGGAATAAAATGGATCTCTGTTACCTTCAG